CCTGCATTTTTAGTACCTGATTCAAGTCTTGCAGCTACATTTACTGCATCACCAATAGCTGTGTAGTCAAACCTTGTATCTGAACCCATATTACCTACAACAGCATATCCTGTATTTATTCCTATACCAATTTGGACAGGACTAATTCCTTGTTCTTTTAATTCTTTATTTAGTAAACGCATGTTATTTTGTATATCTAACGCACACAATAATGCTTTTTCTTCATGTTTTTCTATATCTATGGGTGCATTAAATATTGCCATCATTGCGTCACCAATATATTTATCAACCATACCCTGATGTTTTTGGACTGCATTTTGTTGTGCAGTTAAAGCTTTGTTCATAATATAAGTAACTTGTTCAGGTTCTAATGATTCAGACAATGCTGTAAATCCACGTACATCTGTAAACAAAAAAGTACAATATTTTTTTTGACCACCTAGTTTTAGTAATTCAGGATTATCTTGTAATTTTTTTACTTGTCGTGGGTCAAGATAATGTTCAAACTGTTTTTTGATTTGTTGTCTTAATTTGTACTGCTCTCTAAATCTTATATAAAAAGCTACTGAACCAACAATAAATTGTGATATTAAAGACCATGACACATCTATTAACAGACTACGGGTTATTAGATACGCACCTACACCACCTGTAAGAGCCATTGTAAGAATACCTAATACGATTCCATATGTTATGCCCAATCTAATCAATATGAGCCATATAAGGCTTACTGAAAGCACAAATATAATAAGTTCTAACCCTAATGCGAAATCAGGTATGTATGGACTATCTTGTATAAGTATAGATTCTGATAATGCAGCTTGAATTTTATGTGGTTCTAATAAACCAACAGGCGTTGCAATTTGTGGCATGACACCTGATGCAGTTACACCAATGAATACAAACTTACCGTTAACATTCATTTCTTGTAAATTTGTTTGTTCAGTATCAACCCAACTTATCCATTTACGACCCAATATATCTGTTTTTATTGGTGGTAAACCACGTACAGCTATTTCTTGTATACCATTAATATTTGTTGTAACTATGTATGTTGGTGTGTTAGTTAGTGATTTAAGTACTTGTGTACCAAATGAAGCTGACCAACCAGTGGGGGTTTTTAACATTAGAGGAATTCGCCTTACTAATTGGTCAACTTCTGTAGGTGCAATAGCAACACCTTGTGTTACTTTATCATATGCAGAATAATTTGTTTGAATACCTGTAGATTGTATACCACCTACATTCGGTCCTTTGATTACTGTGCCTGTAGTTTTTGGGTATATACCTTTGCCATTTTCAAATGTTGCAAGAATACTAGGTGCATAGCCTAGAGACCTAGCAAATGCACTATCACCATTCATTCTATCTGCTTGTGGCAAACTAATCACCCAACCAACGCCCATTGCACCTTTGCCTAAGATTTCTAATTGTATTTCTGCTAAACGTTCTCTTGGTAAGGGCCAACCACCTTCTCTTTGTAAATCATCATCTGTAATATTCAGAATCATAAAATTACCTGATGGTTCATATGTCTGTACTAGCTTGTCAAAAGTTCTAAGTTTAATTATTTCTGTTAGTGTGCTTTGAAATATTAATGGTAATATTAATATAACAAGTAAAGGTATGATTAACTTTTTCATTAACTGCTTTGCGTAATTTTTATAACACTATCTCCACCACCATTTATTTTAACTGTTTTTGAAACACCGTTCTGTATAAATATTACAGTGTATGAGCCTGATACATTCATTTGCACTTTAGCACTAGCATCAGGTGCATTTCTTAGCATTGTTATAACTTCACCATCTACAATAGTAATTATACCTGTCGTTGTATCTTGTCCAATTTTTGTACCTGTTATATTTACAGAAGTAGCAAGTTGTAATTCATCTTCTTCTTCACCAACTGCTAACGCATCTAATACGTTTAGCAAATCTTCTAAAAAATTACCATCTTGTAAATAATCAATGTCTAGTTCTGTAAATTCAAAATCAGACGTATCAAGAAAATCTTCTGCTAAATAGTCTATGTCTAAATCATTGAAGTCAAGTATGCTTTTGCCTTCGCTAGAGTAAATAGCTTCCTGTTCGCTTTCTACAGTATTTGGTGGTGTTACTATCAACATGTTATCAATAATATCTAATGACAAGTCTAATATCACTGGCTTACTAGGCATATTTTCAAACACACTAACTGTTGTGGCTTCAAAAGGTTTATTAAGAATTACACTACCCATAGCAGTAACAACTTCTATTTCTCCACTTGAAAGACCTAGAGAATCAGGTAAAAGTATAATCAGACTACGTCCAAGTTCATCTACTGTTGCAGTAAAATCTGTTCCTCTGATTGCAATATTAGCAGTTGGTGTTTTAAGAGAAATGTTTTGTTTATCTATTCTATTGAGATTACCAGTAATAAATCTTGTTGTACCCAAAGCAAAAGTAAGTGCCATTTTAGATTTACTGGGGTCAGGGTCAAATATATATTCATCTATAAGTAGTTGCGAATGTTCAGTGAGACGTACTATAGAATCATCTAAAAAAGTAATAGCCATTCTACCATCTGTAGTAATGGCTTCATCATTACTTTGTATTTCTAATTGTAAACTTGCACTAATAGGTTCATTTCTCAATATTTGAGCAGAACCGTTTAGTTCACTAATACCACCTATATTAGCAACTGGTGCTTGTTCCGCCATCATTCTGAATGACGCAAACAGTACCATTGTTACCGTTAGAAATAATTTTAAGCCAATCATTATCTAATGTACTAGACTGTGTGATGTTAAAAGTTCTTGAACCACCTGTGTGGTCTAAATAGAAATAACCACCTTGATAACCACTTCCTGTAAAAGTAACACTATTATCTGAACCATCTATATCCATGTAATTAGTACCTAAATCATAATTAATAGAAGATGTTATGGTGTTATTAGAACCATTAATAATCCAGTCCAAATCAAGTGTAGATGCTAAAGCACTTGTACCTTGATTTAGTGTAAAGGTGTTAGAACCACCTGTTACATTAACATTAACATTTGAACTATCAGCACCATATGTATTATCAGGGTCTACTTGTATAGTAAACAGATTACTAGAACCTGAAAACTCAAAGAATCCTGTATAAGAATCTGCATAAATATCACCTAAGAATTTATTGCTGCTACCTATTTGATTGATGTCCAACGTTAAAGAAGTACCATCTAAATCAAATGCAGTAAGTGTTCCTGCAACAGAATTTAATCCACCAATAATATTACCTGAACCTAATTGTTCAAGGTCAATGTTTGCTGTAGAACCTGACTGGTCTACGTAAATTTCGTTGTCTGATGCGACTGCAAAAAAACTTATTAAGAACAACGATAAAAAATATTTTTTATTCATATTTCCAATATCCTCGTTGATAGCCTATAGAGACTATATCTAATAATGAACTCTCAATCGCTTTTTGTAAAGCAATTGTACCACTTTCATTTTCTGCACGACCAACTTCTATTTCTACAAGTTCTGTTCCTGCTTCTATGAACCTAAAAACGTCTTGCGACCTTCCATGACTGTATATTGTTTTTGATTTTGTACTTTCTACTAATATTTCACCAGTGTTTGTGCTTATCATACGTAATGATACTGTAACATTATCTGTTCTATACATTTCTGAACTACCTATACCTAAGTACCTCGCACCAACACCACCACTTGTAAGATTTGTTTCATAACTTACTATAGAACCTTGCATTAAAACACCTGCAAATAATAATGGCATAAGTGCTTTTTTCTTTTGCTGATTTTTCATTTGCTTAAATGCTTGTTCAATACCAGTATCTGTCCAAGATCTTAACTGTCTTGGTT